AAAATCTTTAACGTCTTGTTTTTTTATTGCCACCGCTACTGGCCCTCTTTACTCGGCTTCTGGCTCGTCAAACTCGTCGTACTCGTCTCCAACCTTCTCGTAGACCGAATACACCTGAGTGTCATTGAGTGCGTGCAACAAGGTAGACAAATCTGCAGCCATGCCACCGTATCGGTAGAGCCAGTGGTAGTGGTACAGAAGGTCGGTCTTGACCTTGTGCTCGGAGCCAACGAAATCAAGGCGTTCCTTGTTTTCGTCTTCGTAATGGTTAATAACTACAATGTGATGATGGTCGCTCATGTTTTTCTTCTTTATTTAGGGGCTCTTAGAGATTACCTGCTTCAATGCATTATAGCGCGGTTCCTTTGGTCCTGCAAGTAAATCCCAAATATCTCCGTCCAAACCGTTTGAAACATCGACCCATTCCCATTTTTCGCATTCTTGGTCTGGGTCATTGTCTGAGTGTGGTTCCTGTTGTCCGACATACAATGCTGAGAAACAGTAGCAGGTAACCCCTGCACCGTTGTCAAACTCTCTTGCAAATGAAATAGAAATAGGCCTCAGTCCAGTCTCTTCGTACAATTCACGCAGTGCGCCTTCTTTCGGGTCTTCGCCTGGGTCAAGACCTCCTCCAGGCATCGTCCATTTCCCGTTGTCGGAACGCTTCCCTAGCAGGATGTGACCACGCGAATTGATGAGGTGTATTAGTGCAACATTTTTCATGTTACACGTTGTCAGACCACAATCCTAGTCCAAACACCCGCTTGACTTTGTTTACCAGAGATTTACGCTTCTCAGCAAGGCCTGCAATGCGCGTTTCAAACAGCTGGGGTCCAGGCGCAGACATTGACTGAGACATGCCGTCAATCGACAGGGATGAGCTTTGGCTCCTGGCGTAGGTTGCCGCAAGGGCAGCAAGGATTTCCATTGCAGTAACCGTACCAATCAGGTTGTTAAGGACGCGAGGCACACACCCGTTGTTGAAGCCGGTGGTGTACGTAATATTCCACGTTCCTGCCACCCAGTGGAATCGAAAAATAGAGGGAAGCAGACCCAAGCCAATGGGGCCATTGGTCGGCAAGGCGGTGCCACTTTGCCCTGCAATCGCAAAGGGCATGATGGAGATTTGTCCCTTGTGCAGGTAACCGGTGTCAATCCAGTTGGTAGGAACCGACCATACATCATTGCCTGCAGTGGAGGCAATCGATACCTTCTCGATAGACTGAATAGGACGCGCACGAAGCACTGTATAGCCAAATGCCTCCTGAGCCTTCTGGTCGTAAGGGTGACGCTCTACATGCTGGCGCGGCATGATTTCAATGCCAACCTCCAGCTCAACCAGAGCAATCGCATTTTGAATATGCGTCTCAATTTGCTCTTGCGTCATAACATCGTAGGTGCCGGTAAACGGATTGATGACGGCAGACACCAGAGGAATACCAAACAGGTGAAGCGCCACTACTTTCTCGCCAGTGACCAAGGGCTCCTGGTCATTCCAGGTTGTGGCTACAGCACCGTCCGGCAGCTGTCCGCCAAAACCTTCTACAGACGCATTGTAATCAGTTGTGGTGATAATAGGCATTAGCAGACCTCAAGGCTACCACTGACACGTAGAATACCAGCAAGGGCAAAAGAGCGCACCAAGGGGCCTTCCGTGAGAACGAATTTAATTGAGACGGTTCCAGCCGGGATAGGGTCAGTGGACAGGAAAGAAGCACGCCAAATTGACCTGTCACCGGCAAATGGGTTGGAGCAGACGCGAGTGAAAGAATTAGCAGGATTGATGTTGATTACCTCTACCGAAAGGGTGGCACCGGTATCAGGAATATAGCGCAGACCCGAGGGATTGTAGGCCTGATGGGCAGGCCACTGGTCTTTGTCAATCACCTGAAAATCAAACGTAAATGCATCTCCCTTGTTGACAGCCACAGATTGGGCAACATCAAAGGAATTTACACCAAATACATTTACGAGGGGGCGGGCAGACAACATCATGCTGGAAAGATTACCGCTTCTTCCGTTTGTCCAGCTCTTCTATGTACCTCAAATTGAAGTAGATGCCAATCGTAAAGACCAGTATACAGGCAGCCCAGACTGGTAGCATTTGGGGTGCTATGTCAGCCAGAATTGCTGCCAACGACAGGTTAAATAGAATGCCGATAGAGCATAGTCCGATCAGTATTTTTGCCAAAATCTTCATGACAGTAGACCTCCATTTTTCTGCTTAATTCCCATTACATCAACGTCTCGCTCGATGGTGAAGACCGATATTGGAAAGTGCTTTGCAGCCCCTTTCAAGGCGTCTAGAATCAAGCTATCCTTGCCTGCCAGAGTGATGAACTTCTCGCTGCAGACATAGGACACATCCAGGTAACCTACCAACCTGATAGCCCGCTGCAGCTGGCCTCTGTCTGCAATCTTGTCGATGATTTTAAACAGAGTCTCATGGTAGGCGTCAGCTGCCAACTTCTCTGCCGTATACTCATCCATCAGGACGGTAGCCAGATTCTCAAGAAAATCTAGTGACTCGATATCGACTTTATCATTCTTCATTTTGTCTTGCCCAATTTTCTTCGGTTTCTCGGTCTCGCTCGCTCATGCTGGTGCCCAAGATTTCGTCCATCTCTTGCTCGAAATCTTCATAGAAGGTATCGCCCTTCTTGAGTTCGCTTTCCATCTTGGCAAATAGGTTGTCGATTTTTGAAACATTGGCGTTTGCTGTTAGGAGGTCTCCAGCCTTTGGCCACTCCCAGTGAGGAAGGTGGGGCAGGTGGGTGTAATTACCCGCGCCCTGGTCAACTGCAAACCACTTGACAGGAACACCATGCTGGAATGCGAACTCAATTTCCTGCCTCATTCCCTCGGATATCTCGCCATTGACCACGAAGGCCCAAAGCTCTTGGCATTTGAGCAACACGGCTTTGCCACAATCAATGCCAATCTGGCGCTGCTTGGGGTCAGCATCAGCCAAAAATTGGGTAAAATATAGGTGTGGCGCAAACGGTATGACCTCTTTGGCTGTGGCAAACTTGCAGTAAGACTTTGCAAGTCGTTTATTGATAGCGACCTTGCCACGAAACTTGGAACATATGAAGATGAGAGGTTTGTTGTCCATTGGTCTTACAATACCACATTTTACCTAACTAGCAATAAGAAGATTCAAACTGTGATGACCAAACATCTTGCACACGGAGGTCTTCAATCCGGTCTCGGATTTCGTGCCGCTCAGAGGTTGAAGCATTTTCAAACTCTTTGCGAAGCTCGACGAGCTTTTCGCCCTCGTAGTCGGCCTTCATGTCGTATTCTTTGTCAGCGTCATCAATGACCGAATCATCACCCTTGTTGGAGACGTAGACGACCTGGGTAATGAAGTCTTTGTTGTCCTCATTTGGGACCCAAACCAAGACCACTTCAAGGCCCGTGTCTATTACCAATGCCTCTTTTACAACCTCCCCACGAATCTCGGCGTCTTCAATCTCAAAACGCAAAGTCTTCAGGGCGTCATTTTTGAACTCAGCCAAGATGGTGTTGACGAACTCTTGCTCTGGGATGTTTGTGTGTCTCTTTCGCATACCATTAATATATCGTAAAAATGGATTTTGTCAACATTTAAAAAATCAAAAAAATAGGTTGACATTTAATCGTTAAATGGATATATTAAATCCATGGACAACACGGTCATCACCAAAGCGCGAGTCGAAATCATCCTTTCTTGGTTTTCTGGCAAGGCTCGGGTTGCCGCTGCCGCTGCCCTGGAATCCATTGCAGCTTCCGAATTGGCAAATGAGTGGGTTGGCCAGTCACGCAGCATCCGTGCTGCCATGACGAAGGCCAACATTGCCAAGAACCTTGCCAAAAAGTTTGGCAAAGAGTTGGATTCCATTGGTGACTACACGACACCTCGTTCCGAGCGTGGCTGGGAAGTCGCACACTCCCTGCGATTCCAGTCGTTTCATGAAGACATTAATTTCGATGCTATCCGCAAGAACGCCCCAGAACACCTGGTTCCGGTAATTGATTCGGCAGAAGGATATCACAAGGCCTTTAAGCCAGTCTTTGACTTGATGAGCCACCTTGACTCAGTGCGCCCTCGCCCTGTGGTTACCAAAATTGGCGCGTCACCTACGGTCAACAAGACCCTCAACGATATGGGGATTGCTGATTCTAATGGCTCGTTCCAGGTGGAGTTGTGTCCTATCGAGTGGGTTCTTGTCAAAGGGAAGTCCACCTACTACTATGTTGGTCACATGAAGTGGCCAGAGAACATCAAGCACGGTGCCAGCCGATTCCAAGGTCGCTGCCACTGCCAGGCCTGTGGACATGCCATCAAGAACACCAGCAATTTTGTCCCGCTGGTTCTCAGCATCGAAAACAGTCGCCCGATGTCCCTGTGGGTTGGTCGGGATTGTGCCAAGACCCTCTTTGGGATTGACATCAAAGGCGACATGGATTTGGCTGGTGAATGAGTGTTGACATTTGGTACTATTTTTGGTAAAGGTAATGAAATGGGACAATATTACAAGATTGTAAATCTAGACAAGCGTAAGTACATCAAACCACACGACCTAGGGGACGGTGCCAAGTTACTGGAATTTGGCATGTCTGGTGGCGGGACGATGGCGGCTCTGGCTGTTTTACTAGCAAATGGTAACGGTCGTGGTGGTGGTGACATCAAAACTAACGACCCCATCGTAGGTAGCTGGGCAGGCGACAAAATCGTCATTATTGGCGATTATGCTGACCCAGACCAGTTCGGGGTGGAGGGGCAGTTGTACAGTGTCGCCTCGGATTCATTTAAAAATATCAGCACCAAAATTAGACATGTTTTGCAAAATGCAGGGGAATATCATCCACTGTGGGAAATTAACGAGAACACAACATGAAAATCAAATTCATCATAGAAAGAGAATACGACTCGCCAGACACGGCAACCCACTACTACTTTGGCGACGATACTAATGTACCTTACTGGTACAAGTCGATGTCCCTGCAAGCGTGGGACCAGTCATCATCCCCGATGGATTACTGTTGGGTGCAGTGGAGTGACATCAATAACGGGTGGGGTTTCTTTAGTTACGCCAAACCGCCATTTATTCAACCCATACCCTCTGTAGTGTCAAAATGAGTAACAGAGTAATTGAAATCACGATTCCAGATGTCTGCAAGTCACCAGAAGACTTCACAAGGAAATACGGCTGTATCAAGTTGTCAGACCTGAAAAAAATCATTGCTCTGGCAGAGCGCCACGACATTGAAGACGAGCTTGCGAACCTGAACGTTCAGCTTCACACCTTCACCAAGCCGTAAAAACAAAACCCCGCTGCAACGTGAGTCACAGCGGGGGAAAATTCCTAGCTTACGCTATTTTTTAGACCAGTCTCGTATTAGAGAGTACCCTTGATGTTCTCAAGAATAACATTCTTACGAGGCTGGGTGATTGCCAAGCAAGCGAATCGGAAGTGGGCTTCCGGCGTGCTCAGATCGGTGACCGCCATCTTCAGGCGGCTGTAGGGAGCGAGTTCGCGGATTTCCATGGTATCCTTCTGGAGAAGGTAACCGGTGACGAATGCCGGAACGCGATTGCCCAGGTCGATGAACTCGGTGGTACCCGAGTTCGGGGTGATAGCCACGCGACCGATGAAGTGCGCCGAAGCAGCAGTTCCACCAGCAGCCGAGCGATAGACGTTGAAGCCACGCGAAGTCGTGCCAGAGCCCGAGTGCGTGATGGTCAAAGTCACCTTTTCATTGGCGGCAACAACAACCGAGATAGAGGCAGACGCAAGCGACTCACCCTTCTCGTTGAAGCTGGACACCTTGTACTGGTAGGTACCAGCTGGCACAGCACCGCCAGCAGAGGCTACGCCCGCAATGGACGGAGCACCAGGGCCAGCGGGATGAGGACGCGAGGGCTGTCGCTTACCGCTGAGGAAACGCGAGGTCTCCATCGAGACAGTGCCGACAGACACCCACTGCTTTCGCAGTTCCGCGCCGGTAGCGTCCTGAGACGAACCACCGAGCATGATACGCTCTTTATTGAACACGATTTTGTTGTATGCAGACAACGAAATCGGGTCAGTAACGAACTGGTCAGCCGAGCTAAAGTTCATCGCAGCGCGAACCGAGATGTCTTCGATTTTGTCCTGCGTGATGGCAACGCCACCGGCAGAAACAACAACCGAGTCATCCGAGCCGTACTCCGCAAACATCAGGTCTTTGCTGTTCAGCTGGAAATCCGACTGACGAACCTGCAGACCAACACCGTGAATGTTGGGCAGCGGAACCGTCGAGCCAGGGTTACCATCAAACACGCCTGCATTCGAGAAGTCGTCCAAACCTCGGAAGAGGTCGAACTCGAAGTCAGCGGCGATTTTCTTTGCAGCGTCGCCAGCGCCACGCTCATCGGCAGAAACGCCGTCAGCCGTGGTGACCATATTTGCAGCAAGAGTTGCCCGACGAATCGTGCTGTAGTACGACATAGGTACCGTCACACGAATGAAGTCCGACGTTTCCTCCTGTCCGACGTTGCCTTCAAGCTGCGCCGAGCCACCCAGGTTACCGTAGCTAAGCTGACGGAGAAACTGGTAGGTGGTAGACTTGCTGGACTTAACAGACATCCCTTTTTGAAGGATGAGGTGCTTGTCCTCGAAGGTAACGTTGTTCATGACCGGCGAGAGGTCTTCAACCTGAAGCGCAGATCCCTGGGTCAAGGTACTGGGAGCTGCATCGTACGAGCCAGCTTCCAAGGCCTTAAGCAGGTTTGTGATTTTATCTAGTGGTTCCATTTGTTTTTTCCTTTATCTCTTTGTCGATTTACGTAATTACTTGCAGAACTTTGCAACGGTCTCCACCGGCATATCTGGTGTAATCACAAATTGGTTGATGAGTTCACGGTCAGCCTTGCTGAGTTTTCCATCGGCTGTGACCGTTCGCAGCTTCTGAATGACTTCTGCCTTTGAGAGATTACTCACATCGGTCAGCTGTGGTTCTTGGGACGACTTGGTGAGGTCAGAAAGCCCTTTTGCCGACTTGCGAATGACTTGCTGCTGAACAAGTGACTGTTCCAACAGGTCTGTCAATTTGCCAATCTGGCCTTTGAGATTTGTGATTGCTCCATCCTTATCAGAAAGCGACTTCTTGAGGTTGTCGATTTCCCTTTTGGACTTGCCCATGTCGGTTCCAGGCATCTCTTCCGGGGGGCCACCAGGACCGCCAGGACCTGCTGATGCCTCAGGAGGAGCACCTGCACCACCTTCATCACCAGCACCGCCAGCACCACCAAGAGCCTGCTCCAAAGCCATTTGACAGGCCTCGAAGTGCATCTTGAGGTCTTCCAAAGGCAACTGGCTGTATTCAGCAGCAAGAGCCTCAGGCGTAGCGGCATCTCCACCCTCATCACCGCCAAGAGCCGGTTCCTCTCCACCAGGACCGGGAGGGGGCGGCTCTTCGCCTCCACCACCAGGAGCACTGCCTTCAGGGCCAGGCGCAAGCGACGTTTCATCGGGTGCGTGAGACGGAGCAGCGGAACCCTCGGGAGAGAAGTTCTCGTCAGTCGAGCTGCCAGATGGGGTCACCTCGCCGGACGTTTCCTGACCGGGAGCTGCCTTCTGGAGAGCGACCGAAGCTGCCTCGGACTTAAGCAATTCGTCAACCTCTTCAGACACTTCGTCCAAGATTTTTGAGATTTGCGCTTTAGTTAGCTTTTTCATGTTTAAAATCCTTTATTTTTCCTCTTTATTCTCCAAACAAATCGTTTGGTAATAAATTAGATAGCCTTCAGGATGTTCCAGTACAGGTCGCGCCACGTTGCGCGCAAGTTGCCTGAAGTGAACTGAGCAACAGCGGGAACCGTGCCGTTAGTGGTCGTATACCACTCAACGAACGAGCCCTTGCGGCCAGCTTCGATGATGACATGGAGCAATTCAGCAGGTCCGACGATATCAGCACCAGCACCACCGGCAGGATTCGACTCCGTACAGATTTGGATGACGTGATTGCTGTACTGGATTGCCGTGTTGCCGAGAACGTCCTTGGCACCGACAGCACCAATTGCCTTCATCCTGATAACAACGACCTTTTCGCCAGCGGCAGGGGTAGCATCAGCCGAGAGGGTGACAACAGGGTCTTCATTCGAGTCAAACGATTCGGTAACAACCGGAAGCGTCGGGATCGACTTCTTCAAGATGTCAACTAGCTCGCGAAGGCTCGCGACTGCTTTGTATGTAGTAGCCATTTTCTTAATTCTCCGTTTTTGGTTTCGAGGCGCATTAAAAGTGCGCCAGTTTCAATAAGCGCAAGTGAACACTTATTTTGTTGTAATAGATAGATTCATTTTATAGAGATACAAAAACTGTATCAATCTTGAGAGTATGGACAAATACACTTGCTCAAAATGCAAAGAAGAGTTGGACCGTGATAAATTCCACGAGTTCAGGCGAAGTGAAGTATCACGACCAGTGACAAGTCAGTGCAAGGCCTGCCGGTCGGAATCGTACTATGAATCCAGATACACTGAAAAATGCGCGTGCTGCAACAAATGCAGAGGCCTATTAAAGAACAAGCTGTGTAGGCAGTGCAATGCAGACAGTGGGCTCAGGTGGTGTACTGCCTGTGACAGAAACCTACCACTATATTTGTCGTACTATGGACGCTCTGCTGTGTGTAAGGAGTGCGTTAAGAGCGGACAGAACCAAGAGGCGAAGGAGTAGGAGCACCTGCTGTTGGTGCCGCAGTCTCTGGAGCCTTCATGGGATGTTGCTTGGTCAAGGGGCCTTCAGAGCCAGGCAGAAGACTGTGCGCCAGATGGGGTGTTGCGCCTGGAGCGTAGAGTGACTTACCGGTAGAGTCCTTCTTCTGTTCTTTGGCGTGCAGCAGAGCTTGGTCTGCACTTGGGAAATTATTTCCTACACCAAACGACACTGACAGCTTGTGCTGGCCATTAATAGGAGGAATTGAATCCAAATGATTGGTGGCATGTCGCATAAACATCATGGCGTCTTCGTGTGTGGGGAAATGGGCAACAAACTCGTCACCACCAGGCCTAAACACTTTGCCAGTGCCTACAGAAGCAGATGCCCGTCGCAGCGCATTTCCCATCGCTCTAATAGCGTGGTCGCCTGCATCGTGACCATGAATGTCGTTTACATGCTTAAATGAGTTGGCATCCATAGAGAGCCACACACCGGGCCTATCACCATTCTTGCGGAATTGGTTGTAGGCGTATTTATTACCAACGCCTGGAACCATAGAGTCACCATAGGTGTGAGCGATAAATGCCTTCTCAACGTCTGGGTGAATGTGACCTGCAGCAACGCCTGCACGAATGTGCTTTGCCACCTCGTCTGGAGACATCACATTTTCAATGTCTTCGTCATCAGCCTTCTTGAGGTTGTTTTTACCACCTTTGTGATAGGTGATGGTTGCAACGCCATTCTTGGCATTGTTCAAAAGCAGTTGCAACTCGTGCGAGGAAATATTCCTACCGTCGAGAGTTGCACCTTTGTGTGAAACCTCAACACAGTGGGATTTATCCATACCAACTCGCTGGTAAGAAAAGACAGACGGCCTTTGAGGTGCCACAACGATGTCTGGCTGTGTAGATACCTGGAACATTGCCTCTGGAGGAATAACAGGCTTGTGCTCTTGCTCAGGGTGTTTTATCTGTTCTTGCTGAATCTTTAGTGTGGAGGTTGGCCAACGCAGACCATGCAGGCGACTGATAGCAACGGTGTCTACCGGACCTTCTGGCAGCATTGAATTGAGAATGCCGTGATAGTCTTCAAGATGGTGAATGTGTCCATTATGAACCATAAATCGGCCAGCAGGATGGTTCCTGCCTTTCACGCCGATTGATACACTGTGAACCTCTGGAATCTTCCACTCATCGTTAATGAGAGCCTTGCGCAGTTCGATAACGCCTGCCTCCAACTTACTGGACTTCTCCAGGAAGGCCATGGAGTCTCCCACTTCCTGGCGCTGCTTTGCCGCACGCAGGAGTTTTGGAACAATGTTGTGGTAGTACAAAAACATAGCGGGAACCTCGCCATAGTCTTTGACGTATTGTTGATGCAGCTGTGCAGTCCTAAGAGAAATGGATGAATCGTAGTGGCCCTCTTCGGCCTTCTCTACAGCATCCACCTTCGGCATAATTACATTCCAAAATGGAGCGTGTGACGTTGCTGTTTGTTGAGACAGGTTGGGGATACCCAGGTGCCGCTCATGTGGAGCAATGGTAAGCCAGTGAAGCCAGAAGGACGGGAAGATAGAGTCAGACGGCTTCTCGAAGTGCTGACCCCACTTGGGGTGATTAAGCATGTGCTTAACTGCAGGGTGGTTCATTAGATACCAGTAGTTCAACGGCTTGAAGATTTTCTCCATGGCGTTTACCTTCTTGGAGTCATTCAAGATGTGGCCCTTAAGCCATTCGATGGTGTCTGAATCCTTCCTCAGGTGCATACCAAAAATATGTCGCAAGAAGTGAGTATCAGGCACAACCGAATTACTGCCACCAACCATTCCCCATGCATACAAACCTGTCTTAATTTTAATGCCAGGGATTTGGTCTTTCGACTTCTCATTGAGCATATCGGAGACAGCTGAAATAGAGTCTGTCCTGTGCTTGTCAAACAGACTGTTTGCCAAGTCTTTATACCTGTGGTATTTCGCCATGGCATTTAAAGGCGCTTCAATCAAACCTGCTGAACTAAGAAGTCCACCGTCCTTCGTATAGTACTGTGGCTCTTTTTCAAACGTTTCGCGTGACGTTTCTGGCAGCTGATTTCCCCTAATGGATGCATGTATCAAGGGGAATGCCGCCTCAAAACCAGGCTTGTCGGGAGATAGACCAGTCTGTCTCATTGCATCTACGGTGCGAGCGTACTGAAGCTCTTGTACTGGCACCTGCTTCCTAGGCGACAGCTGAGAGAACATAATCGCGTGCATAAGAACCTCGTAAGGTATCTTACCGGATTTGGCTAGATTGTGTACCTTGACCCAGTTTTCCATGGCTGTATCCATGTGCTTCTGAATTTCTGGGCTGGCCATAATCTCTTGGTACTTTGCATCAGACTCGGGACCGTCATGGATTGGCACGTATGCCGGGAATGAAGCCATGCTGGTGTGCAAGACGCCCTTCTCTGGGTCAAAGAATGGGTTCATATCCGGGTCGCCTGGCTTCTGCTTATTGCCACGAATAGTGGCGTACTGCAGTGGTTGGGCAGCTTCTTCGGCGGCGGGCTTAGCCTTCTTAGGCAACTTCGGCTTAGCTTGCTTTGCGGCGGGCTTAGCCTTCTTAGGCAACTTCGGCTTAGCTTGCTTTGCGGTAGGCGCTTCATCCTTGCGCAGTTCACTCTTCTTCAACCGCTTGACTGCAAAATCCTCAGCCACATTAGTGAAGTGGTCAATGAAGTCGTCAGACATTTCTGGCAACTTCATCTTGGCAAACTTGGCGAACTCTTCGCGGACAAATTTCTTATTCCAGCCATAGTCACGAATGGTGGCTTTAGCAGTGTTCACAATAGATCGACGGTCAAGGTCTTCTCGCTGAAGGGCAGCGCCGCCTGAAAGCGTGCTCGGTGCTGCGTCAGTGCTTCCAGCTGTCATTGCCTTCCGTAGCGCCTTGAGCTTCGCCAGAGACGACAAGAGGCCGAGTGACGCTTCGATTTTCTGGTCTAGATAGACAGTACCAACGACCATGGTCGTGCCATGTGAGGAAATAGTTTCCTCGCTCTTGGCAAAATCCGAAGAGAAACCTTCTGGAGCATTGGGGTCTTCAATCAGTCCTGAAATAGCAGTCTTATTGCACGGCTTCAGGGTCATTGCCACCTTCTTGGCAATGGCTTGCGAAATCTTGTTGCCGTCTTTTTTTGTAGTTGCACCCTCTATGGAGTACCTGACAACAATTTTCTCGTCATTTGCAACAGCGTCGCGAATTTGGGCTGCAAGGGCACGCGCACCATCGTGGCCAGCACCGTCATGGAGACGGACAATGCCATACAAGTATGGCACTTCCTTGATTTTCTTGAAGTAGTCTAGCTGACGCTCGTTTTCGCAGTCTTTTTCGTCAAAAATCTTCCTAGCATACACGATTTTACCGACCACCTCACGACCGCAACCGTCCTTCTCACCCAGGTGCTCGTAATTGGCGACACCCCACCCTTCTTCGAGGGTGGTGATGTCGAGCCCTTCGATAGAAAGGACCTCGCCTGACGAGTCAATTGCTTGCGAGGCAAATACCCCGTCAATTAACATTCCGGTATTTTTCTTGCTGCCCATATCTTTGATGCAAAGATTAAGGCAGATCACACCCTACTTGTGTTCTGTGCCGTTTTTTCGCAATAAATACTTCTCAGAATGGATTTTTAGTGTATGTTTAGAGGACCGGATTACAGCGCCTTCCATGATTTGATTTTTGTCAAATGTGGATGGACACTCGATCAGAGACTTGACCAGAGCGAGGTCGAAGGGGCCTTGATACAGAACCGGCACAACAGGCAGTCCGATAGCCTCACAAGTAGAAACCACTTTACTAAAATGGTAAGGCTCGTATTTATCAACAATTGAAAACACCCGAAAGTCAATTTTCCCATTCTGCAGTCCGTACTTCAGGTCCTGGTTGCCGAAAGCCTCGCCAAAAATGGTAGTGTCAGGCATTGCTCGGCAGATATCTTCCAGTCCGTACTGGCGTGCAGCCCTCCACCACAGATTTCCTTCCTTCTCTTTCCACCAACAGTGATGACTGCCAACATGGAACTTATCGTCCTCCGACGAATAGACAAACCGTGCATTGCTACCATGTATTTTCTCTGTGACGTAGACATCCTCTCCAGGTTGAATCGCATCAGGGCAGCGCCGGATGTTCTCAACACCGTATGCGCTGGTATTGATTCTGGCAGAGCTAGGAGGAGCACTCTGTTCTCCGCTGAGAATGATGGGCTCAGGCTCTTCATACTTAAAGATACCCATATCCATGGTGACATCCTGACCCTCGACGACAGGACCCAAACCCTCAGGCACAGGGACGACTACCCCCATAGAGAAAATGCCACGGATTTTCTTAGCCTTGATTCGGGCAGTAGGACTCTTGCCGTTACTCAGAAACTCAAATGGGCCTGGACCTGTGGGGACAACTGCCTCAACGGGGACATATACACACAACTGTCCCTCCACGAAGTCGCCAGTCCTTACAATGACCGGGAAGTCATATACATTACCAATTGATAGGGTATCTGCATTAGGATGTTTCCCCACCCTGGGGAACCGCACCACTGTCACGAAGGTCATCGTCGTCATTTTTGTTTTCTTCCTCAATTATTGAATAAGTGAACTTCTTTGAAGCTACCACGTCAGAATTTTCTTGACAAGTCTCTTCAATTATCTCTGTAATTAAAATGTTGATTGGCTTGCGCGTGATTCTCTCACTGTGATGCTCAACCATGGAGGCATTGATTGACAGCGTGTCTGAATAGAATCCGACCATGCCTGGAGACTCATGGATGTGACCAAATACGTGAATGAGAGGCTTCAAGTCTTTCAACACGTTTGCCAATATCTCACACCCACAGTGGTTATTATACGCCGTGTCGAGGATTCCGTATGGTGGCCCATGTGTAAGCAACACATGCACGTCTTTCGGTATATTAAACCATTTATGCGCTAGGTTATCGCCCCACCGGTCGAGGGTAAAGGACCAGCAACCAAAACGTGGCGTCCACGGACTGCCATATATATGGAGCCCACCAATCGTGACACCACTGTCCTGCAGGTAGGTAATACCTGGAAACTTCTTCAAGAGCCTTCTGGACCTGACCGGCCTTTGCTGAAACAGCATGTCGTGATTACCGGCAATAAATACCTTACGCTCGTAAGGCTGTACCGATAGCCACTGAAGGAAGTTCTCAACCTCCGAGAGGGTTCCATTTCTAGTGCAGTCTCCTGCGTGAATTAGTATATCACCACCAGGCAGCTTGAGCTGGTGGTGTTTGTTGTGCGTGTCGCTAATGATGGTGAGAATCAATGTTCCCTCACTCCAAGGTACTTGCCATTAACAAAAAGCGCAATCTCAGTCTGGTTCAGACTACTGCGCATCACATCGCAAAGGGCGAGTAACTTTTCCTGCACAATCTCGCTGTTGAAGCAATCAAAAGTCGCATAGCTATTGACAACAGTCACCTCTTCCTTGACCAAGGATCCAAAGTCGTCAACCCAACCACCGGCTGCCCTGTAGGACGTTACCCCTCCATAGAAGGCTGCGAGGCGAGTGCTGATAATCTCTACCCAGTCATCGTGGTCTCTGGTTCGGATTACATCGCCGTTCTTGGTGACGGTTGGAACATAGACAGAAACCAAGAATCGCTCTTCTGCGTTTTTGAAGTTGTTCATATGGGATATCCTACACGATTTTTATTTAGTGTCAAGCGGGAATCTCACCCGACAAAAGTCTCTCCATTGGCGAGACACCATGCGCGCAGATTTTCTGCGGCAATGGCAATTGCTCGCTTGGGCATTCTGAGTTGGTAGCCGTAGCGTCCCAGGCCTTTCAACTCGTCGAGTCGCTGGTGCTTTTCAATGTAGATACCCCACAAGGTCTCCCACTGTTTCCGCTTGGCTATACCGCGTTCGATCTCTTCCGTGACGTTGATGATGTTGTTCATGAGATTTAATATATCCATTTACCGATTAAATGTCAAGCAGAAATCTTCACTAGCAGTATCGATTATTCCGATACCATTTTGTTTGACATATTTGTCGATACAAAGTACGCTGAGGGTATGCCATTTATAATCGTAAAGAATGCAATTGCAAAGGCCAAGTCTGGATCTGCTGACGGGATGCTGGCCTACTCTGGGACCATTGGCGACTGTGCGTCAATCCCGCCAGCCCAAAAATACGACAACCTACACTGGTGCCAAGACGATTGCCACACGCTAAATCTTGAGCTGGGTGATAAGCTGTTTTTCGTAGTGGCTACTGGCGACTCGATGCAGTATTACGAGGCATTCTCCGCCTCACGCCTTGCACAGACAATTCGCGATGTATCATCCTGGACAGACATCAGCAAGAACGTACAGGTGATTTTTATCGACAAAACAACTAACCTCGTATTTATCAACAACGAGGAGGTTAGGGGTTACTGCGTCGTCACGGAAAATGACACCACTGACGTGCAGTGGCATCTTTTCAACAAGAAATTGCTTAAATTCAGTTGAGAACGTTGCCAGACACAGAGACGACTTCGTAGATTTGTGCGTCCAATATTTCAATTGGTTGTGAGTCTTGCTCTGCAATCAGGTCTGCGTAGTCGTCCAACTCTGCCGCAGAGAAGTCTTCAGGCACTTCTATCAAATGCACTGCCTTGACCATCTCAAATGTTACGATTTTTTTAAGCATTATTCCTCGCTCTTGAAGCCTTGCTGCACAGCGTATTCGTCGTGCTCCAAAGAAATGAAGGTAGCTTGCCCACCTTCATTGAATCCAAACCCCTTTGCCAGCTTACATAGCGTACAGCGGCAGTGAGGGTGTAATCCGCCTACCTTTGGTTGTGATTCGCCCTTCTTGTGGTAACCATGCCCGATTTCCGACATCTTGTAGACCTTCGGGGGTCCACCTAGTGTGCCATTTAGCTGGTGTAGCCTGACACACTCGGCACAAACGTTATCATCCTTCACAATCGCGAAATAAACGTTAGGGTCAGACTCAGATGAGATAGCCGCAATTCTGCTTACGGCATCTAAGGAGCCCATATTCCTGGCCTTGGTGGTCTCGGTACCTACAATTTTTTTAACGTTGTGGGTAAGCTCTCCAAAAAGTTTGGTAAGCTCGCCGCCTAGCACGGTATGAGCATCTGTCCGTACGCCCTGGGTCTCCGCATTTAACAACCAGTCTTGCACGGCCTTAACAACCCTGACCTTGGCAAGTTCTTTGTGGGCGTCCATGTAGCCCTCAACCACGGAGTTAAGGGAATGTTCCACTGCATCAGACCCTTTGAAGCCCTCTTGCTCTGCACTTGCGCGGTAAAGGGCAGGTACCGTCAGATCTGCTCGAACACCAACCGGCTTAGTTACCGAAACGCGAATTTCTTTATTCCCCCTCTTTCCCATCAGGCGTAGCTTCGCCCGGTCGTACAGCTGCTCAATGGCAGCATGTACCGCCTTAATTGCAGTCTTATTGAGGAGGTAGCGCACTACTTCTTCTTACCGTGATGTTTCGCGATGTTCAAGACTTCCGACATTGCGTGTTTAGCATCTTCTTCCCAGCCAGACAAAAAGAAGTCAACAGTTTTTTTGTGCTGAGCCAAGATTTTGCGCTTACCTGGAGGCAGGCGGCTCTCGTTCTTGGTCAATGACTCAAGGGCCATATCAATTGACCGGGCAAGCTCGTCGCCACCCGCACTTGCAGTAGCTCCACCGGTAGCACTGGAGTTCTCAACTGCCTCCGTTGCCTGTTTTTCAGTCGGTCTGCCCTGTTGGTCTTGGGTTGGTTGGACACCACCGCCTCCACCGCCTCCATCGTCGCCGCCGCCTCCATCATCGCCACCACCCCCACCGCCAGCTGCTGCAGCTTGCGCCTGCTGTTGCTGCATCTGTGCCTGCTGCTGCATCATTCTTTCCTGCTGCTGCATCTGATACCACTGGAAAAACATCGGGTCTCGGCGGTAGGCAAGGGATGGGTCTTGTGACGCTCCCTTGATTCCACAAAACTGCTCAAGGATTTGTCCCACTGTGAAATACTGGTCGAGATAGCTTTTGACAGTTGTGTTAAATGGAAGCTCACCGCCCCACTCTTTGCCAATTGGCTTCTTCTCGACGCGACGGAGGATACCATCATAGGTCTCCCAAATCGACATATCTTGCTGGAGCCTGACTGCTTCCTTCTCAGCATTGTCGGCGTCCAGACCCATGAAACGAAGTCGCGTAATTTTTGCGAGTTCTGGGTCAATCAAGGGCATGATATTAGAGTTGAAGAAATCTTCAAACCCTTGGAGCAAGGGGCGGATACCAACGTCGCGTGCTGCCTGCAATTTGTATTCGTTGTTTGACTCTGACAGAGCCTGGTTTGCAGTACCACGGCTCAGGTAGGACCAACCTGGAAGCTCATCTGGTGACATCATAAATGCAGTGAGGATTTCACGAGCATTCATATCGGTCAGGTATTGGAACTCTGCATCTTTACCGCCACCGCTATCAATAGGTTGCCACTGAATCGTCTCACCTGTGCCACAGCCGAATACCGGCATACGCCACGAGTTGTTTACGTTGTTAATAGAGGCATTGAATTGCTGTTTGATTTGGTGGATGGTCGAGGGATTGGTGTCATCCGACGTAATAACCAACATGCCTCGCGAAGCTCTGCCAGACTGGAAATAGAGTCGATTGTGCTGCACAATATTGATGTGCGTAGTGACTGAGGTAATTACCGTATCAATTGGTGTGACAGGGTAACCATTCCACTCAATATCGGGAACAGTGTAGAAATTGTAACACTTAACCTCTGCACCGGTAAAAGCATTCTGGGGGCGGCCACCAAAGACTTGAACCCATCTATAGTTATCGTCCCTCTTGAAACGCTCTTCAACCAGCTTCTTGCCAGTTACCTCAACAAGGGTATGGTAGGCCTGCTCGCGAAGTGATGATAAGGCTGTGTTTGATTTAACAGCTGCCTTGTAAATCGTACCGGCGTCAATTGGTGCAAAATGGTGGAACTTCTTCTGGTCGCCCTCGCCAGTGTAGATAATTTCAACTGCAATACGACCATTGACAACTGCATTGCGAGTCAACTGAGTCATACACTCGGCAAGAGTGAGCTTGTCTTCATCGTCCATGCCGAACGTGTAGCCGCAATTATTCAAGTTGAAGATGGCTGTCTCAATTTTCTTGTTGAGTACATCCTTATCTTCTTTGCTCAGCCCGTCGAGGACGCCAGTATTGGGCTCGATGATAAATCCGTTAGAGAAACGGTCAGGACGTGGCTTAGCATGGACAGAAATGTGGTTCTGACGTGCGCGTACGATGTTAGACACCAGAGAGTCTTGGACTGCAATGCGCTTGAGGATTTCATCTGGAACACCCATGTGCTTGGGTTCCCAGATGCCATTTAGGCTTGCATGTCTGGTAGGGTCTGCCTCAAATGCGAGGCGTTCGACGGAGCCCTCTTCACCGTTAAGGATATTGACAATTGACTTCTGGAGTAGAGTGTAATTACTCTTATAGGTGACGGTAGAGGACATGAGCCTGTCCTCGTTTTTGGCCAAACCAAAAGTGACCGACTTGCGCCTTACCGTACTTTGTTTTTCGTCGCTCATTGGTTTTATTCCGCCGTGAACACAGTTACCATCGCAATGCCAGTACTACGATTCTTAATTGAGAGAGAGTAGGTGGTACCCCACTTCTCGCAAAATCCAACATGGTCTGCACTGGCAGGAATCAGTGGTTCTAACCTGACCGTCTCATCAGTGGAGCCATTGAACTTGAGAGCACAATTCTGGTTTGATTCAACGCTCACATAGCGGTTAGCTGCAGAGAAAATCGACAGGCTGGCTGTACCTGGAATAACTGCCAGCTGCTGGGCCAGTGCGGTGGTTGAGATAAACTCAATGTAGTTTGCAGTGACGTAAGAAACCTTGTAGGCTGTACGGGTAGCCACCGAGAACCCACCAGAAATATCAACGGTATCGTTAATCTGAACGCCTGTGGCAGAATAGGCAACTGCTTGGTTATTCGTGGTAAGGGCAACAACTTCGCTGGCCCCACTAAACACAGTGCCAGCCTCTCGGGCCAGGACAAGCGTGGTCGAGGTGGCAGAAAGGACAGTCCAGTCACCCTGATTCATTGGGTCCGCTGGGCCTACCTCGTCGGTAACAGCGCCAGCAACGTGGAAGATATCACCAACCAAGACACCGGCAAACACTGCACCGCCACTGTGGGTAACAGTGACAGTCTGATTGGCATTCAGAACGAAGGTCAGTGAGCCAGTAGACAGCGTTAGGTTGCGATTGGTGCGGAAACCGGGTGCAGTACCCGTACCGGTCCACACCAGTCTGTAGGTCTCAGGGTGGGCTGCAGACCGGATTACTAAATCATACTCAGACGTGTTGTCGTGAGTGATGGCGCGAGCCCCATTGAAAATCGCAACCTCTGCAAATGGTTGAATCTCAAAGGTCTGAGACTTCGGATTTGACACCGGCACACGTACGTTTGCACGTTTCCAATCAGCCATTCGCCTCGTAGGGGAATTTGTGGGTGTCGGGGCATCGTCATAGACGAGAATGTGTGAGGTTCGATTTAATAGAGACATTGCTGGTAGTAAGATTGAGTTTCCTATATATCCCAGATAATTCCGCCGCCGCCCTTACCGCCCTGTTTTTCAGAACTGTCCTGAGACTCATCCACGTTTGATAAAAAATCGCTGCCGTTAGAAGCTGACCCCAGGCGCTGTTGAATCATTTTTGTCATCCAGCTGTCCTCTTTGTAAACATTCTTTGGCCCTTCTTCTACTTCCTTTGAAACCACCAGACCGGTGGACATCTTGAATGCACCGGACAGCATGTAGCGCAGAGCGTCTGCTTCGTCGTCATCGTCATCATCTGGGATTTCAGTTATCCTCCCTGCAGCGTCCTTCTTCCAGTGGTACTGGGCAATGTTATTTATCGACAAATTCATCATCGGGTCTTCACCGATGTCATGGATAAAATACAAATTAGGCTGGTCAGTACCAGGAGGATTTAACAACCATTTAACAACGCTTATGCCACCAACAACAGAGCCTGCACCTTTCTCGGTCTTTTTCATGTTAAACCCCTTTTTTGAAAAGAGTTTTATCATCTTTGGGTCTGCATTGTCAGGAAAGATGCCTGCACTGTATTGCAAAAATGGCTCGCAGGACTCTAGCATCTGGTCTGGGTCGAGGCCTGGCATGGTCACAAAATGGGTCACGAAACACCTGCCGCCCTCTTTGAGACCTTGGGTGTACACGAAGTTGTGTGTATGCCCCCAGTCGATACCACCAATAAATTGTCCGCTTCGGGTCTCCTTTAGAATCACCATTAGCTGGGCCTTGGTGAAGTCCTTTGGATCTCCGGGTGGAGCCTCGGCAAATATTTTCTCGTGCGCCTGGGCTGGCGTAATGACGTGTACCATTTTATTTAGTCGCTGGTACACCAAGCCAAACGAACTTGGCTTGCGGCACAGAAGCTGCGCCTGGGCCATTTCAGTTGAGTTACCATTGAACTTACCGATGGTTTCAGGGATGGTCTTGAGCAGAGACGACGTTGATTTTTGGTGAGTTGCCAGACGTGTCTTACATGCAGGGAATAGCTTGCAGTTTTTGCAACCTGCAAAACCCTCCATAGGAAAGTAGGTTTCCTTTTCTTTGATGTTCATGGAAGCATATGTCTGCTCATCTACATGGCGCAAGTCCTCATCTGAGACATACAGCTTGAGCCTGGGCTTCTCAGGCTTGTGTCTGGATGGAAGACAGGCCTGTGTTACGTCAATAATGTTCCATGAACGGATTTTGAGGCCAGAGTTCTTTGCATTGTCGATTTCCTTCTGCACCAAACCGAATGCTTGCTTCCTGGTTGAGGTAAGCATGGTAATTGGCAGATTCTTGCCACGACCGGCAGGAATGTTCTGAGATTCTGCATAGGCAGCTGGGTTAGAAACAACGTCAACCTCATCAATTACAAACAAAGGGACGTGTTCGCTGTTGGCACCGGCCATCGTACAAATAACGATTTTGACGTAGTGGTCCTTCTCGACGTACTCGTCAATGACCTTCTTGATTTCAATAAACTCACCCTTCTCGTCTGCATTATAGGCGGCATATTCATCCTGGGTGAGGGAGTGTCTGGTGCGTGGATTGTAGAAGCGCACGATTTTTGTCATACGCTCGTTATCACCAACAACGAAATCGCGCAGGTAGGGACGACGGAAAGAGCGTTTGACGTACTCCTGCGCCTTCAGGGCTTGGTCTTGGATAGCCGCCATGTGAGCAACATTTCTACCACAGTGGAGCAAGGCCAAGACTTCGATTACGGAGGCTGAGAGAGTCTTGAAAGAGTCACGACTCGCGAAGTACAGCACCCGCATAAACTCTTCATCAGTACCCTCAAGCATCTTACTGTACACCTCCCACACCATGTCCATGGGTGAGGATGTAGTTGCCTCATCGACCATCCCATCGGGCAGGTCCAAGGCAAGGAATATCACTATCCAGTCGTGCAGCTCTTGCTTGTTCTTGCAGATGCGAAAGAGAAACCGTCTTTTAAGGGCTTCTTCGTCTGCAAGTTTGATATCTTCTTCGTCGCTCATTTACTCTAAGCTCTTCTTGATTTTTTCTTTCTCTTTGGTTGCCCAAATAGAGAGAACATCTGCTTCTGTGTCTTCAGGCAGCGGCAAGTGGGCAGTGGGGACAATGGGGAGGCCACTGTGCTTCACCTCAATAGTGCCACCGATAGAACGCTTCTGGTCTTGTCCTGTCAGCTTCATCAGAGCTTCTACAATTTCCTTCAATTGCTTGATGGCTTGGGCAGGTGTTTGATCTGCCTTCTCCAGGTAGGTTACATCACCAGTCATCATGTACATGGCCATGTTGTCGCCATGCATCTTGCGCATAACGCCCATCATATCTGCCGCAAGGTCGATGCCCTGGGCAATGGTAATCAGAGCCCGTGCCTTTGCCCTCTCACCGGCTAAGGCAATGTAGTCACGAGCTTTGGTGTCCCAATTATTTGCAACTGCAGTGTGGACTATCTGTCCCAGGCCAAACTCAGACCGCAATGCCCTGATTTCAGACAAGGTTCTACCCTGCAAGAAAACTGCGAACAGATTCTCACTCACGGATTCCGATAGGGGATAGGTCTCAGACCCACCCTTCTTGAAATTGACGTAGAAATACCTAAGTGCTGATAGCTCTGGCGCTGTCAACCACGGGTGGTTATTTCCTAGTTCTTCGAGGGACAGTACTTGCTCTCCTCTTTTTTCTAGCTGATTTGACATTCTTCTTCTTGGCCTTCTTTGGCGGCTTTTCCTTTGTTACAGGAAAGATTGGATTACCATTCAAAAGTACCTTCAGTTCCCACTCGGAACCAAAAAACATTTTTACGGTATTTTGCAATTCAGTCAGACGCTCGAAGTAGGGCTTGTCTGGATTGATAAATGCAGAGTTCCATTTATAGGACAGTACTGCACCTTCGATGTCTACCTCTGCCACAGAGGTTTCAAGTTTTGGGTCCACTGCGTATGGCCACAGTTTGACTTGCATCACCTGCGCCTCGTGCATGATGCCAAACTGTTTGAGGATGGGCTTCAACTGCATCAGCTGTTTCTTGATACCGTCACCTTCCTCCGTAACGGAAGAGATGTTCCCCACGCTTTCGTCTTTAGTTGACATTAAATACCTCCCCTTTCATGCAGCATCTGTCGCAGTCTCTCTTTTGAGGTCCCCTTAGGTGGTGCGAAAGAGTTAAGGAACTTATCAAAGGCAGCCTGTATGCCTTCCTTCTCAGACACTCGCTTGAGCTTGGCCTTCTTGTTGTCGGCAAACATACGGAAGACGACCTTCTTGCCTTGGACAAGTTTTTTGACTGCTTCCTGCATCTCATCGACGTAAGCCTTGTCTGGTCCATAGATGTCAATCAGTGTCTTGTCCCAGGCTTTGACATGCTCGAAGTGCGCAGCGGTGATTTCGCTATCTACTCTAATAGCAAACGAGCGAATGACAGAGCAAGCAATGCCGGTATTTACTGTGTTAATTAAGTCGCCGTCTCCATTGTAGAGAGACAGCTTCCTGTCGATATCTGCATCACTCCTGGTACGCCAACGTGGAGCGCCAACGTACGTCACACGCCCAATCTCTTGAGGCAGGTGGATATGCCCTGAGATGATTTTCTTGTTGTTCAAGAGGGCAAGGTCAATGCCGTCAGGTGCATAGAACGCATTCTCAAACAATGCACCTTGGAACGTTTGGTGACAATACACCGTCTTTACGTTCAGCGCATTGAATGCCTCAATGAACTGGGAATGGTCGAAGTAATACGGCATAAAGCCATTCCCATTTATTACGACAGGCTTGTCTACCACTGTCACCTTATTCATTCCAACAAATGAAATCATGGAGTGGGGGTAACCGCTGGTTGGTGTCACTTGGTCGTGATTGCCAACCATCAAGATAATTTTCTCGATGTTAGGTGAACCTGCAAACAGCTCCAAGTATCGACGCCAAAGCTCGATGCAGCGAACATTTAGCACGTCATGCGTATTAAATTGGTCGCCAAGAAACGTGATGGTGTCAATGTCTCGGTTCTTGTCTATCGTGGTCACCACGAGCGACAGGAGACGTTCACAGTCTTCCAACTCGTCAGGCGTGCAATGTACATCGCCAACTACCAGATTAATCATTTGGTCCCGCCGTCAGTGGTTTGTAACCCCACGCCACAACTGCAGAGCGTGGAATAACAACGACCTTTTTGTCTGGAACGATACCGGTATAAGCGTTCCTGTAGTAGTCTTTGCTCCAGTCCTCTTCCACGTAAACGCAATCTGCCCTCCCGACAGAAGTAGGGGGAGCAAATACCTCCAACCGCATCAGGGACTTTTCTCCGCTGAGTAACGACAGGCCTTTGTTTGCTGTCTTGTTGTCTGGTCTATTGGGAGCAAGGCAGAGTACAACGTGTTCATCCGTAAAAAACAGCATATTGGGTGGTTTCATTTGTATTACCTTAATCTCTTCATTTTTTGGTGGCAAGTGGTTTATTTTATTAACTAATTCTTCTGACAGCAATACCGATGAGTGGTAGTCTAAGGTTTGGGCAGCGCAGTCTCTTATGGTTGGACTCGGGTCATTCCGTACCATGTCTGCAAGCAACAGGGCAACGTTATTGTCAATGTGGCCTTGAATACCTATTAGAGCACCCTCGCGGACAACAACGTCTGGACTGTAAAGCAACGGGACTAAAGTAGTCCTTGCCAATGCACTGTCTTTGCATTGATTTCCAAATTCTTCTGCAGCGAATGTCAGGTCTGCAAGCAGTTGGGCTCTCCCCTCCTCGGCAGCTGCGACTTTCAGTTTTTGAACAATCTTATCAATATTTTCTTTTGTCATACTTCGGTTGCCTCTATTTTTATGACCCATCTACTACCGTCGTGCGTCATCTCTAGCTTCTCGAACGGCAGTCTTCCTGCGTATAGAGCGAAGTTAACCTCTCCGTCGATAACAACGTCTTTGAGAAATTGAAACTGCCGTCTGGGAATTTCTGGTCCAGAAGAATCAATGTCAAGGATTTTGACGATTACCTTCTCGCCACTGCCGTCACCTACTCTGATTCTCCTAACAATCCGTTCCATGTTAAAATACCTTCTTCAGCTTCTCTACAGCCTCTCTGACAGCCAGGGTAGATGCAGCACAGTTGAGGCGGAAGTAGTTATTTGATACCCCACATGCGTCGCCACGAACAACGAACACCTTTGCGGCATTAAATGCATTTTTGAAACGGTCAGCATCGTCCGTGGCATTAATCCAAGCAAACATACCGCCACTCTTACCAAGTGCGCCATCCATATGGCATTGAGGCAGCACGGATTTAATTGCTGCAGCATTCTGAGAAATCGTGTTCCTGATGGACTCGCGCACCTTCTTGTAAATGACCTCGAATTTCATGTTGTGCTCAAGCATATCGATTGCCATCAGCTGTGACAACGTGGAGACGCCTGACGTGGTGGTCTCAACGTACTTTGCAGCCAGTTCAGCCTCTTCCCGCTTTCTGAAGATTGCCCAACCTACCCGAAGACCAGACATGCCAAACACCTTGGACATTGAGCCGATTATAACATCTGCCCGCTTAAGCGACTGAGCCTCTTCTGAGTTTTGGTTAAAACCGTAAATATCAGATGCATACACCGAGTCCCAAATTATCGACTCACCTGGAAGGTGGACCCCATCGTCATTGCCGGTTGGATTATTAGGGAAGGTGACGACAGAGACAGTACCGTCAAAGTATTTTTTGTCAGGTGACACAGAGGTGAACTTGTCGCCAGCCAAGACAGGGATTCTCGGCCAGTAGGGTGCCTCTGCGTAGACCTTCTTGTACTGGTGAATAGCTGCCAACAAGGCCTGGGTCGCTCCATTGGTAACCACTACGTGACCAGGGTGGTCCTCGTCACAGATACCGTTGGCGATTGAGTAAGCCATAATAGCCTTCGTCAGCTGCGGAAGCCCCTCGCATTGAGGGTATGCGATGTCTTCTGCCACCCAGTCTACCGGGCGGTTCCGCGCAATTGCGTATGCCTCTCTCACTACGGTAGCTTCACCGATTGCGAGATTGGTCCATCCAGGTACATTGCCTCTATTTATCAAGCTGTCCATTTTAGAATCCGATTCTGGCTTGAATGCCTCCATCAAGCCTACTATTTGCCCATAGTCCTAGATTGACACCCCAAAACAAATTTCGTTCAACAAACACCCCTAAAATCATTTGATCGGGGATAGGTATGACTGGCTTTGTGCTGCCAAGTGGGTCGGTCAGAGACAAGCCAAGCTGAACACCTGCAGACCACTTGGGACGCCTGTCTACTTCCTTCTCGACTATCTTGACCTTCTCGACTGTACTCTCTTTCCAGAGCTTCACAAGCTCGTCCACATTTAGCTTAGTCTGAGAGGACGAATTGGTATTGGTCTGGGTGCTGGTCTCGCTCTTGTCAATCTCCGTCTCTGTAATGGTTTTCTCTCCATCAGGCTTGACGGTCGTGGTGGTGGTCCTCTGCAGGTTGGATTTCTTTGAGGCAGTCATCTGAGTGATTAGCGTCTTAATTTCCTCCAGGTTCACGGTAGTCTGCTTGGTCTCGTGGTGAATCTCAACACGCTTCTCAACCTCCACAGTCTTGACCTTGGTGGGCGCAGTATATCGGCCTGCCGTGAATGCACCTGCCAGTACGATTGTTGCTACGATAGCTATAATTGCAGTCTTCTTATTTAGCACGCTTCTTACCCCTTCTGCTTCTCACATTATTATTCTTTTTGATAATTCCATCTGCAAAACCTCTCTGTACTGCAGTCGCTGCAGACATGTAGTAGTCGTTTGCACAGAGGGATTGAATTTCCTCAGCTGGAACACCAGAATGGAGGGAAAGGGTGGAGTAGTACATAGCTGACAGAGCCTCTACCTCTTTCGCCAGGGCAATTACCTGGTTGGTCGTCATGTCTGCCGCTACGCCACCGTTGTGAATCATAAAGCGGGTGTTCTCTGAAAGCATCCGAGTCTTGCAGGCCTGGATAATCAGGGTAGCAATTGACTGACACTCACCGTAGGCATAGCAATGCACATCGTTGTTAGCCGTTCTGATTGCATCGTAAATGCCCCATCCTGCACCTTCCTCGCCACCGAGGGAAGAGAGCACAAGCTGGATTGGACCTCGCGTGCGGTCCAGCTGTCGCAGGTGGAAAATTAGTTCGCCAGCCGTTGGTGTATCAATCGGCCCAAACAGATATAACTCCCGATACTTGGGATTGAGTTCAACAATTGTGTGTTCCTCGAAGTTTTTTTTCTTCTTACGCATTAGCCAGCCTCTTGAACCTCTTTGATAAGGTTAGCCTCAGTTGACCAGTAAGGCCACATTGCCTTTAATGGAATCCACTTTGTCTCTGCAAAATTCAAACGCCCAATAGAATATTTTTGCGAGTACATGCCCCTATTCCTGTCATAAAATCCAACCCCAACGTAGCCAGTGCGTGAACCGTCGAGGCGGAACTTAGCAACTCGAATAAATGTAGCACTGGAAATGTCTTGGTCTGGGTCTGAACACACAAACTCTTTGCAAGGTGCAAGCATGATACAAGTGGTGGCAATTTTTGTGATTTCGGAAGAGCCATGGAAGTCGTCAAGCTCTGGGACAATGTTCTTAGATGCACCTTTACGTAGGTGGGCAATGCATAAAATGGGGATACCTAGCACGAGGGTTAGGTAGCGCAACTTCTTCAACAGCTTGCCCATTTCGTCGTTCTTGTTGCTGTCCTTGCCGTCGAGGTCAATGTAGTGCAAGTGGTCAATGATGATAAGGTCAGAATTTTTGTGGACCTTCATGACCTCTCGGTCAAGTGTGTCGATATCAAAGTCGCCGCGCACACGGTAGTACGTACTGAGAGTCGAGTATTTTTTCTTGATTTCTTCGTCCACTTCATCGGAGAACTTATCCAACGTCTCTTTATAGCGCCCCAGACGCCACTCGGCATAGCCAAAGCAATCGCCCGTGCCTGGATTCTCGTCAAGGAATCTCTCTAGCAAAAGGTTGTACTTGATACGCCGCTCGATTTCATTTTCCTCAGCTTCGAGGAAGAATGCACTAACTCGGAAACCCTTTTCGGCATTGCACTTGGCGACGATTTTTGCTATTTCGGTCTTACCGACGCCGGTACGTGCCCCAATAACAATCAAGTCTTTGCGAGCAATCTGAATCAGTGAATCGTCCAGAAAATTGACACCGTAAGCCAATGGCTTAAGGTTCTCTTTGTAACGCTCAGACTTCTCCCTGGAAACGCGGTCTGCCATTGACTCCATGGCGTCTGGAGTAAGGCCAAGGGTCGAGTCCAGCTTCTGGAGCTTGTTTGCACCCTGTTCCCAGAGTTCGTAGGCAATTTGGTACTGACCTGCATTGAATGCAGTACTAAGCTCAATCGCCTGGGAGACAATTAAGCGGCTCTTTGCCCAGTTGGTCAGCTTGGACTGGATAATGTCCATGCCTACTTTATTGGCGATGCCGACACACTCACTAGCTGCCTTAGCAAGGCTGGCTGTGTTATCAGAACCATGCGTACTGACAAAGGCCTCAAACTCAAGCAACGTGGGAGGCCGTTTGTATTTGTCGCGGAACTTACCAAAGATGGACCACAGTTCTACCAGAACCGCAGATGTCGTGGCAAACCAGTCTTTGTTAACCTCGATGGCATCAAGCTGGCGAACAAACTCAGAATCTTGCAGCGCGTGCCCGATTACTGCCTGTTGGTGTATTTTTGTAAATTCTTCGGTTTTGGCAGACATAAGAAAATTCCAGACAGACCTACAAAACGAACCCTAACACAACCGCACAAAAGAATCAAGGAGCCATGAATCATTCACAGCCCCTTGATTTTTGTTTTTACTCGTCTCCGCTATTCTCTAGCATTTCTTCCACATCGTCGTCCGTGTCAGTTGGAGCGTCCAGAATATTGTCACTGGGGCCACTTCCTACCTGGAACTTGGAATTTTTCTCTTCCTCCAGGAGACGCTTGACAACGAACTTCTGCAGGTCCACAGAGTCACGAAGCCCGTTCAGCAAAGCTGGCTTGCCAGTGAACTTCTTGCCATCGACGGAATAAGTGGTGTTATTGATGCGCTCAATAATTCCCCACCGAGTACCGAGACGGAACACCTCTTCATGCTGATTTACTACACCATTGGCATAGTCAATCGTGAACTCACCAGAACGCCCTGCAGGGCCAACCGATGATTTTTGCATCCAGACTGCCACCTTATGACCGGTGATATCTGCAGTGTCTGAAACGTCTTTACGAGCCTCATTTTCAAACGCATTACCAAGCTCGTCAGTACGTCCCGCCTTGTTTTTATTCCGCTCAACGTGAACAAAATACTCACAGTGGTGGAGGACGCCGAAGCTCGCTGCTGCTTTTGTCTTGTTGCCTCGTTTTTGCTCCAGCATATCCATTTCTGCTCGCTGCTGACAACAGAGCACAAGGTGGAAATTGTTGCGTCGTTGGACTGGGAGAATTTTCTTCAAGCCAACTTGCATCGTCATTGCGTGGTCGCCAATTGTGTGCTTTTCGACGGTCTCAAGCTCTGCTTCTCGTCGGCCTTGAATACCGTTGATAGAGTCAACAATGACCATCTTGACTGGAGCGCCCTTCTGGCACATTGCATTGATTTCACCTGCAATTGTGTCAAAAACCTCTCCAGCTCGATTTACCTCGAAGACGATGTACCGGTCAAGGTCAACCCCGAGCGACTTCAGAGTATCGACCGACATTTGACCATCATCACGAAATTCGGTGTCGAACTTGATGACAATTGCCTCAGGGTCGTCTCGATGCAGCTGCCCAATGGTGGCATTGGTCAACAGTGATTTACCACCTCCAGGTGGACCCCACAAGAGTGTAGAGTATCCAAGAGGTAGCCCATGCGTCTTGCCGTAAATAAAATTCACGGAAGGTGACGGTGTTCGGATGACTTTTGAAAAGCGGTCTACCCGCTCTTTTACTGCGCCATCCAGCTTCTTAAGTTGTTCTGCCCATTTATTTGCCATTTTTTAGTACCTGTTTGCGTGTGGGTTTGCGAATCCTGCTGGCATCTCAAAGTCGTCATCGCACGAGTCTTTCGACTCAGAAGGTTGTGGTGAATGAAGAGGTTGATTGGGTTGCCAGCTTGAACGCTCTGAAATCAGTTTCTTTACAGAGTTGTACGCATTCTGGAACTCAAGAGCCTTTCCTCCTATGTATGAAAGGACTGTGATAATTTCATTCAGTCTCTCAGTCGCAGCCCTAACCTGTGGGTTGACTTCTGCGACAGCTTCGCGCATTTCCTTCGACGACTTTGTTTTGCGCTTCTCAAGCTCTGCATCTGCACCAAGAAGTGCTTCGGCATAGGCAATATCGCGATGGTGCTTTGCTACGTTCCGTTCATGGGTCAACAGGGTGATAGTTCTGTTCAACTTACCCCAATTGTCTGCAAAGCAACTCAACAACTCAGCCGCATTGTGCGAATTAGTTTGAGCAACTTCCTGCAACCTGACTTCCGCCGCAACCACCGCTGCGATATCCAAAAGGATTGGGTTGCCTACTCCGTCTCCAGCGGGAACAATGTATTTTCCAATAGGTGAATCAATAGACATTTAAAGCTCTCCAAAAAAAGCCCGTCTGTTGGTGTGAAAAAAACAACACCACAAACATCACACCAACAGACGGGGCACAGGTTAATTAGATTGCGTTAAACTCGGCTTCAAACTCGTCGTTTGAAACCTCTTCAGCTGCTGCAGCTGGCTTTACAGCCTTTGCTGCTGCAGGCTTTGCTGCTGCCTTCGCTGGCGTCTTGATTTCGTCAGAAGCCATTGAAAAGAGGTCTTCCTCTGCAGGTGTTGCACCTTCTTCAAGGAAGGTAGCCTCTTCATCGACTGGCTCTGCCTTGATGCCGAGAATGCGAGACACCTCGTCGGGATTATCATCCTCCAGGTCAGCAATCTGCTGCAACTGCTCATCCGAGTAACGAATCTTCGCCTTCTCTGCCTCGAAGTCTGGAAGGACGGCAAGAGCCTCCTGTGCCAGCCTCTTGTCGAGAATGTGAGTGGCAATGACTTCAGAGCCATCAGGACGCTTGGTGCGATGCACATCAACCGTGTCTGGAGTACCGAAGCCGTTGCCAGTGCGAGTGAACTCAAACCAGACACCCTTAACACCCATCGGGGTGTAGCCGTCCTGAATGAGAGCCTTCACCTTCGTGCGAAGTGCCTTCATGGCCTGCGTGTTGAGACGCAACACACCAAGCTCGCCACGCTGATTGACGGCATACACACGATACTTCCCGTCGTAGCCGTGGTCTTTCAGCCACTGAGTGTGAGGTGCCTGCGCCTTCTTGATTTGCGCTTCAGAGGCGTTCTTCTGCCTGCCAATTGCCTTGATTTCCTCAATACGGTCAAGGTGTTTCTGGCGCTTCACAAAGAGGGGACACTCTTTAGTGACAGTGGACTTGCCGAACTGAAATTCGCGCTCGCGAGTGCAGAGGATTGGGATGCCTCGAACCTTACCCTTCGCATCGCGACCTTGCCAGAAGTAGGTGTGCCAAAAGGTGGTGTAGTCACGCCCTTTGACCAAGCTCTTCATTGCAGGGAGAATACGAAAAACAGCGGTGCTGTCCTTCTCCAGGGACCAGTTTTGGAAGCGTGCCCCTCCGTAATTGGGGTCCGCAAAGCCTTCCGGCATTTCATTGTTTTCGATGTTACTCATGGTTTTTATTACCTCTATTTTGCTTTCTTGATGATTTCAACGATGTTTTCTTTGTTCACTGTGAACGATGGGTCGAGAATTTCAGATGCCGTTCTGGCGAAAAGCCCCTCGATGAGTTCTTTTACTCTGGGGTCTGGTGTATTAAGGACAAATACCGGAACTCGGTCATTTGTCAATTTTTTTGTGATTGTTTGGTTTACGATATCAGCACGATAAATTGCTGTCAACAGTTTGTTTGCCAAAGGCAGGATGTGATTTGCGATTGCGTTTCTGAGGTCTACCCTCTTTACTACAGGTGTAAGATTAAGAGTCGAAACAATGTCCCCATCAACATCAAAATTACTAGCCAACCTGTTGATTTCATTGGTCAAAGCAATATACTGCGACGTACTAAAAGTGGGCTGATAGCGGGCATTTTGGGGCAGGTCGTCCACCGGCTGGCCGTAGGTCAATTCTACTGCATCCGTGAAGATTGTGAATGGATAGTCTCCCTGCATGACAATGGAGGACTCTCGCACAAACAGGTCTACCTCTGCGAGCTTCGAGGCGTCTCCATCAAGGAACACACCAATCAATCGGTTGGGGACAGTGAGTTGCAAAAGTTTTTCTTTGTCTTCTTTCACACTGGCGCGAGACTGTTCACGTATGACTTCGTAACCGCTCTTAATCGAGTAGGGAACCTCAGACGTTGGTCGGTCTACCACAATTTGTGCTGCCTTGATGGCAGCAATCAGTGCCGGTACTGGGCTCTGTGATTCTACCTCTGGCTCTTGTTGTTTTGCCTCTTGCTTCTCTTCTTTATTTTTCTTGCTCATCTTCTTCTTCTGCCTTTAGCTTAAGTGGCTCTCTAATGGTTGAATATTTCTTGATGCTGAAGCCCTGTCCAGGCTCACGAATGTGCAGCAGAAAGGCCATTACAGCGCCCTTCTTAACCTCGTCTTTGATTTCTTGTTTCAGTTTTCCTGTGTCATATGAAGGCCAGATTACCAGTCGTTTCTTTGACCCGCCGATATCTACCAACAGGCTCATTGCCTCTTTTGTAGACTGGTAATTGAAGATATCTCTATCTTCGATATACCCAAGTGCGGCACACATGTATCCGCCATTTGGCATCTTCTGTGCTGCCTCAATTTTTTCGTACGTCACCAGATCAATAACTGGGCATTCTTTCGACTCGTTAATCCTTGTATCTCGATTCCAGGCCTTCCACCTGTACCTCATTCTCGGCTGGTCTTTATCCAGGAGAGACAGACACTCAAACTCTTCAATCAGCGGTTTGACGACTGCGCGAAGGTCTTCACCGTATGCAGGCAGGATTTTTTTGCGTGCTTGATATTTACCGATGGAGTCGAGTAGTGCATAGTTTGTCTTCTTTGCGTTCTTGGCCTGGGTCAATGCTGTCTTCCAGGTCTTCTTCAGTTCTGGGATTCTCGCTTCTTCAATTTTCTGAGCGTACGCCTCTATCATCGCATTGTCAAACTTTTCCAATTTCTCAATAATTGAAATTTGCTCTTCAAACAGGCTGTCCATCACGCCTGCCACAATCATCGAATATACGTGTGTTCGACTGATTGAGTTCTTGGCAAGGGTGTACTTTGTTTTGCCGTCTACCTCAGATGACGTGAGACCAGTCTCTCGATGTGCCACGATTTTCGAGACAAAATCCTGCATGGAGACGTATGGCGCATACTGGGAAATTTGCTCGTTTGCCTTCTCGCCAACGCCGTGGAGCAAACCAACTGGTGCGACAACCTTGTCGCCGTGGATTTCCCAATAGTGGGTTGACTTTGTGAGGTCTGGCAGGGAAATAAACTTCGAGCACTGGACCCAGAATTTTTCGTTGATGTCGTTTTTATCTGCATTCTTGAGGACCGAGCACCACCACTCAAGAGGGTAGTAGAATTTCAGCCACGCGCACGCATAAGCAATGACTGCGTAAGATACCGCGTGTGACATATTGAATCCATACTGAGCCCAGGTCTTGAGGAAGTCCCACATCTTATGGGCATTCTCTTCACCAATCTGCTTAGATGCATTCTCGACAAAGAAACTAAATGCTGCGTCAACTTTGTCCTTCTTCTTCTTGGCAACGCTGTTGCGGAACTCTTCTGCATCGCTACCAGAGCATCCTGTCAGATTCTGGTAAATGGCCTGCAGCTGTTCCTGGAAACACAAAATGCCATACGTCTCTGGTAGCATTGTCTCCAAGATTGGCAGAATGTCTGGGCTTGGAGTAAGGCCACGAGCACGTCTGGCGTACTCGATGAGAGCATTGTGGCCGATTCCTGTTTCTGGGTCACTGACCATAACGTCAAGAGGACCTGGGCGGTCAAGTGCGGTGAATGCTGCAAGGTCTCGCACAGATGAAATAGCGTGCGACCCGTCAATCTTTTTATAGTCGAAGTACTTCAGCCACCGTGCTGCCTTGGCAAGCTGAAACACTGACTCGACGTTGCCAGCCGTAATATCGGCAAACACTTTCTGGTCGTCGGGCAGGTCCCATATGTCGTACGTTTGCGTACCGTCAATCGAGAACACCGTCTTGTGTTTGGCGATTTTGTCGCTATATGTACCTGAATGTCTCTCCTGAATCAGGCGGATACAGTCTTGGATATCTCGCAGAGAGTTAATAACCAAGAAGTCCATCTTGATGCCACCAACACCCTCGACACCCTCAGCCGTGAAAGCGGTGACATTGTAACCACCGACAGAGGTCAGTGGCACGAATGATGAAATTTTCTTGTTGGAGATTAGATAGGCGCAGGCGTGTCGCCCCTTCTGGCGAGGTAGACCGATGCACGACTTAACAATTTCCCAGTCCTCAGGATAACGCTCGATGTAGGTACACAAGGCTTCGTCAGTGCCACCGTGGCCTGGCTCGGAACTACCCTTAACCCAAGAGCCGTCCAGGGTGTAACCTACGCAGAATTGGTGGTCATCGACACCCTGAGGCGGATTGTAGAACTTCTTTGTCAGCTGCTCAATGTCTGGAGGCACGTAGCCAGTAACGTGCCCGCCGCACTTTTTACACTCTGAGATAGGCTCTTGAGTGACGTGCAATTCACCACACTTGTTACAAATCTTGCGGCAAGCTCGCGAAACGTCCTTGACCGCAGATTTTACCTTCAGGGTGGTGTCAACTGAAATTTGGGCATAGTACTCACCAAACCGGTCCTCGAACCACCCTGGATAGTTTTTTGGTAAAGTACCAGTCTCAGAGCTATTGGTGATAGCAAGTATCTTCATTTATTGGTCCAGAAAGGAATGAGGTCGGCACCGGTCTCAAATGCTTGTTGGGCAGTCATTTTGCCTTGCTCTGTCTCCAAGATAAAATCCTTAGGCACAATGTGCTTAGTTCCATCCTCAACCAGGAACTCTATCACATCGTCACCCTCTTTACCAACTAAAGGTTCACGAAAAGGTAGGTCTTGGTCGATGTCAGGCAGTTTTCCAGACTTGATGCGGTCCAGGGTAATGAAACGGTCTAGAGATAGACCGTGCTTAATTGGGTCAATATGGGTGATGCCCAACAGGTAGCAGAGCAACAGACCAGCGGCAGAGCCACGACCTGGGCCTGTAAGCCACCCCTGGTTGTCGTATATTCGGCAGACCTCTTCGTCAATATGGAAGTAGGGCAAGAGGTCAATGACGCCATTGCGATGGAGAATATCAATCTCCAGCTTTAGGCGCTCTACATACCGGTTATCCCGTGGCAGACGCCCCTTCTGCAGAATGAGGCGCTTTGTATGTGCCAACGAATCAGACGGAAAAAATCTGGTGGGCAATGACGTGGTGGTATCCAGCTCGAAGCCCTTGAAGCGTGCAGCCCACTCCTGGGTGTTGTCTACCCAGGCATCAAATTGTGACTGCTCGATTCCTAGCTTGTTTTTGAAGTAGTCACAGGCTTCGTTAGAACTTTGGCGATGGTAGCTGTTATGAAACTTCCAATTACCCTGCTGAGCCAAGCGAACGTCCTGGGCCACCTTCTCGTGTGGATGGGCGAAGTGTGAGTCATCGGCAATGAGGATTTTTGTGTTGTATTTTTGTGCAAGTTCGATTACGAATTTATTGCAGCCCAATTGAATATCGCCATCTGGTGCCGTATCGGAACACTCGTTACGGAAGAAGCCTTCCTTCCGTTCGATTTTTGCCACTACAATAGGTGTCTCCAGAGGGGTCCACTTCCGGTAGTTCATTACCTCGACGATAGTGACTTTTTCGCCACCCCGGTCATTGATTACCGCCTCAAGTTCTTCTGCCGTCAATTGCATGTTACTTGAGGTCTTCAGCTTTTTCGTGAAGAAAAACTTTTCCTGCTTGCCTTCTGGAGTTGTGACAATAATTGCCTTGGTCCAGTTATGGGAGCAGACGTGGGGGAAGACCTCTACGTAGAATCGGTCGCCAAACAAATGATGCATACGCTCAAAATACTTCTGGGCGATGTCAGGGCGTTTAGCCTCGAATAAATGCCGCTGAATCATGCCGATGAGGCAAGACGACGTTGCTGTGACGTTTTTGGCGGCAAGCTCTTCGATATCAGACCACGCGAACAGTGGCTTACGCTCTGAACCATGGCGCTCCGCTCGTGCATCTGCTTTGGAAAGCAGCTGCACGCCCGTGGTGTAGGCGTCGTAATCCATAAAATGGGTGGTAATGTGCTGATACTTCAAGTAGTCAAAGAAACTACCGTCTTTGTGCTCATCTACCCATTTTTCCTTGTCCATGCCCCTGGGCACGGTATCGGTCTTTTCGATACCAGCCCCCTTTAGCAAGGGGCAGTCGTCATCTCGGTAATATCCCTCTAGACCAATGACTGGCTGTAGGTTGTATTTCTTACCCAGTGAATAAATCTCCTGGGCTGCAGCCAGAGACCCATGGTCAGTACAGGTGATAACCCCGCTACCGAGTTCTACCTCCCGTTTTGCAAATGCCTCAGGCGTAGACCCAGAGTCAAGCGATGCTGGATGACAGTGACATGTTGCGAATTGTTTCATTTTAGAGTTTTTCTTCCATCTCGGCACAAACTTCTTTGCTCATAAGCCGCTCAAAATAGCCGCTGTATATCAGCGCCTCCATCTTGGCGCTTACATCAAGGGGACCCATTATCTGTACCTCCCCGCCAGGATTGATGCCCAGGCGGTGAGCGACGCACACTGCATCCAAGTCGCTTATTGCTCGGACGATACATGCGCCGAGAAACTGGCTACCCTCAGGCAGAGATCCATCGGCAAAAGACAGCCAGTAGAAATCTCTCTTCATATCACCCGTGATTTCAAAGTCTAGTACCATTTTGGGTTTCCTTTCCAATCAAGCTCTTGTCCCGGAGGGAGGAATCGAACCCCCGATCTCGCGGCGCGCGTCCGCTTGCTCTGTCCCATTGAGCTACCCCGGAAGAATGGACCGCATTAACACACTTTATGGGTGTGGCCAGTGTACATCAGGTAAAAACTTGGTCCAAAAGAAACAAAGCTCGACGGCAGT